TAGACAACAATTTGATATAATTGATTTATTATACTTGAGGTTAGGCTACAGTATGTTATTGGAGTGGGGTAATAGTTCTTATTATAAAGATAATATTACTTACATATCAGATAATCCCCACAGTTTAGCAGATAGTTTTTTAGATGGAAATATTAAATATAATAATTATTACGAAAAAATAAAAGATAAAGTAAAGGAATCTTGTGGAAATTATAATGCTATAATAGGAAAAGTAGTTAATTTTAATTGGAAATTTAACAAAGATGGAACCTACGATATCACATTAATTTTAAGAAGTTTAGGAGATATAATAGAATCATTAAAATCCAATACTTTACTTCCTGGAAAAATAGAAGTAAAAGAAGAAACTAATTCCCCAACCCCCCCAGAACCAACACCCGAAAATGTAATAAAATCATTTAAGGACACTCATGAAATAGGAAAAGAACTTTATAGATTACAACAAATACTACAACCTTTAGGTGGTTTTTCAAATGGAATGGCTACTGCTTATTTAGGAGAACAAGGAACAGATTCATATGATGTTGTAGCTTTTAGACAAAACTATCAAAATGGTCCAACACAATATTATGTGAGATTAGGATATTTACTAGAATTCATACAAAATAAAATATTGCCATATGTAGAAAAACCAGAAGTACCTATATTGAAAATAGATTACAATGAAAAATCTAATGTCATATACTTGATGGCTCGTCAATTAAGTACTAGACCCGATGTTTGTATTTTTAATACAAGTTTTAATACTCCAAGTGGGTTTTTATCGTTTGCATCTAAAGCCAATACTTTTAGAGTATCTTCCCCGTCCGAATCTAAAAATGTTTATGGTTATATAATGAATTCATATTTTAATATGCAATGGATACTTACAACTATGGATTCATTGAAAAATAATGAAGGTAAAGTTTCTTTATATGATTTATTGGATTCTTTATGTAAGGGATGGAATGAAGTAACAGGTAATTTTAGTAAATTAGGAGTAACTATAGATCCTGATGAAGGTATAATAAGATTTACGGATGAAGTATCTTTACCTGATAGAGATGCTTGGTTAAAATTCTTTAATAAACCAACAGATCTAGCCAAATTTAATGTATATGGTTTTTTTGGAATAGATACTCAAACTCCTATTGCTAGTTTTATTAGAGATATCAATTTTGAAACTACAATTTCACCAAATTTAGCCACAATGATTACAATTGGTTCTACACAAAATGGATATGTTGTAGGGCAAGATTCAACGGCATTGGCTAATATGAATAGTGGTTTAGAAGATAGATTCAAAACAACAATTGAAACTAGAAATGATACCAAAACAGTAGGAACAAGTTCAATAAATGAAAATTATTCATCTGCATTGGATGCTTTCAGTGTTTTTATGAGAGATTTAGGTTCATGGAAAGACAATGCATATCCTAAATGGAATCAAGAAGCCATTAATAATTTCACAAGTACAGCAACAAATTTTTATGAATATGACCAAGCTAAACAAACTTTAGAAGCAGTAGGGTTAACTTCAGAATCAGCTTCCGTTGCCATACAAACCAATAACCTTTCATCCCTACCTGCATCCCCCAATACTGGGTTTTTACCATTTAATTTATCCCTAACAATGGATGGATTGTCAGGTATTAAAATATATCAAAAATATATAATTGATACTACTTATTTACCATCCAATTATCCAACATCTTTAGAATTTTTAGTAAAAGGTATAACCGATATTGTTCAAAATAATGAATGGATTACAACACTAGAATCTATAGCTATTCCAAAAAATCCTTTTGGATCTTCAATTGGTGAAAGTGCTGTGGCATCTGGTACTAATAGAGATGAAAATAGAGGACAAACTCCATCAACAACATTTTCTGGAAATACTCCAAATGCAGATGCATTACGAGCTGTATTAGTTTCCTTAGGATACATCGAAAAAAACAAAGAACTATCCAGTGGAGGTGATATTACTTTTGAAACATATAAAGCTGCTTCATCTGTTTTTAAAACTATTAAAGAAAAACTCCCCTCTATTTCTATTAACGTTACAGGAGGTAATGATAGTTTTCATAAAACATTAAATTACAACAGCAGACATAAATTAGGTAAAGGAGTAGATTTTACAATAAATCCTGCAACCCCAAGTAATATATCAGCAATTGAAAATATATTATTAGGGTTCTCAGCAGGGAATAACTCATTTAGATTTCTTAATGAATATGCTTCACCAACAAAAGCAGCTACTGCTAAACATTTTCATATGTCATGGGGAGCGGGAACTGAAGGACAGTCAAATGTAAATAAAGCTAAAACATTAGTTAACCAAAATAAAATTACAATATATAATATAGTGTAAAATGTATTACCCTAAATCCCAGATAACCTCAAATTTATATACTAATGGTAATGAATTTGTAACTGAAGATACATTAACATCATATATCGGATATTATTTTAAAACATCAAATGGGAAATTTTATACTGGAAGAAATCCTTCTGATAGACCTAATACAGAATTAATCCCTACTAATTTAGAATTTTCATCTGAAGATATATTTAATACAAACAATGCTCCAGAAGTTGCCTTAATCATATCATCAGACAACCCTAACGCTTTTGAATTTGTAACAAATTTTAATGTTAATACAATTATTACATATTTAAATACTAAAAATATTAATCCATACAACCCTCCAGTTCAATTTGTTCCTTATTATTCTCCTGTTACCCCAACTACACAAGATTACCAAATAAAAGAATTTAGAAGATATTTTTGCAAAAAAACAAATGAACTTATTTATATTGAAATAAATCAACAACAATACAAACAACTTGTTTCTAAAGACCCACAAATATTATGGCAATTATATGAACCATTTTTTATAGATTGGCAAATAAGCGGAGACAAACAACAAGTAATAAAAACAAATAGAAATAGTGTTGATTTATTGGTTTTAAGACAAAAATTTATAGGATTAAATGAATATTTAAAAAAAGATTATTCTAAATATTATCAATAAAAATTTTCGATAAACTTTCAAGTTTATTTTGAAACTTTAATTTTTTTCGTGTATTTATACCCGAACATAAAACATAACAATTATGAAACATTTACAACTAAGACAAATTATCAAAGAAGAGATAAAAAAGCTCTAAAAGAAAACCAACCCCCCTTTAAACCTGACTATGAAGGTCAACTTTCTATACCCCAAATGCGTCTAATGAAAGAATTATATAAGGTGGGCAACAAATACCAAATGGACTTAATGACGAATGAGGAAATAGTACTTGTATTAAAAGAACTGATTGATGTTTTCAGTTAACAAATAATAGAATTCAATACTAAGGCTTGGTAATTCAAGCCTTTTTTATTATATTGATATCAATCAAGGTTATGGCATTCTGGTTAATAGAAACAGAACAACAATTGGACTATCTAAAACAATTTCCTATTAAAGAGGCTTTTGTTGAAGTAATTCCATACCATGACCATATTCATCCTGCATTAAATGATATTTCATTGGTTTATATAAGACCGTTTAATGAAACTAAAGGTTATATGTTGGGGGTTAGCCATAGTGAAACATTCTCGCTGTATATAACAACTATAACAACTATATTACAAAGTATAGATGTTATTTGGGTCCGTGATAAAAAATCATTTTTATATTATTTTCCCTTAAAAAATATAAATGATTTATCTATTTTAGGAAATGTAAATAAACCATTCAACACAAAAACACATGAATTTTTTTATTCTAAACATTCAAATCTTCCACAAATAAATAAAATAATTCCTGTTGTTAAGCACTATGAAAAATGTCAACATATTTATAACCACATAACCAAAATTATTCCAAAACAATTGCCCCAATATTATGATTTTTACAACAACAAAACAATATTGGCTTTTTTTGGAATTGAAAAAAATGGAATACAAATAGAAAAAAGAACCTTAGATAAATATTATGAAATCAATAATGAATTTTATTCAATACAAGATAATAGAATTTACACCTATTATAAATTGGATACAACAACACGTAGACCAAGTAACGCTTTTAATGGTATTAATTTTCTAGCTATAGATAAGAAAAATGGCACAAGGAGGAGCTTCATATCGAGTCATGAACTGGTTGAGTTCGATATTAGTGCCTATCATCCTAGTATTATTGGTCGTTTACTTGCCTATGATTTTGGTACTGATGACATACACCAATTCTTTGCCAACCTATACCAAAAACCCATCCAAGAAGCAAAAAAAATCACTTTCCAACAGCTCTATGGTGGGATATTTAAAGAATATGAAAATTTGGAATTTTTTCAAAAAGTAAAATCTTTTATTGATAACAATTGGCAAGAATTCAACACCTCAGGTAAAGTTACTGTACCTGTTTCAGGTTATTGTTTTGAAAAGTCCAAATTAGAAAACATGAACCCTCAAAAATTATTCAATTATATGTTACAAAATATAGAAAGTGCAATAAATACCTATATCTTGTTGGATATTCATAAATTATTAAGAAGAAAACAAAGTAAAATTATACTATACTGTTATGATAGTTTTCTGTTTGAAATCCACACGGCAGAACAATACCTTAAAAAAGAAATTAAAAAAATATTTGAAAAATATAAACTAAACACAAAAATCAGTTATGGAAAAACATATGACTTTACAACAACCCTTTGATATGTATGATGGACAATTTTTTGACCACATGCTTACCAATAAATTATTTGCTACTTTTACAGAGTTAGAGGGGTTAGATCAATTAATAAATAATTTAACAAATAATTACTCAATCCTATACAATAAAATGTTTGTACTATATGTAAAAAGTACAAACGAATATGTTACTACATACAATATTGATTCAGTAAATATAAACAATATTTTACCAAATACTATTTCATTGCATAGAAAAAAAGATTTCAATGTTTTATATAGTTTGAATGGATTAAATGAGGTTATTAAAGGGTTGAATGGAGGTATAGTAGACCCAACATTTAAAATAAATTGGCAACCCTATAAAAACAGCATTTTATTGACCCAAAATGGGGAATTAAAAATTCTCAAAACCAAACTTTATAAAATTCTCGAACTTTAACATATTTATAACCACATGAAACCAGCAGATAACTTTGATTTAAAAAAATTTATTACAGAAAATAAATTGGTCGTTAACGAAGGTTATTCTAATGAAAAAATCTCCTAAATTGGTAGAGAATATAGAGTATTTAAAAAAGAAAACTAAATTTATTTAATTAAAATAAATAACCCTTCAAAAAGGTTTCATCTTAACTTGGTTATATAAACTCAAGTTATTATATTTCCGAATATATTAAAAACAAATTATTATACGATTATGGATATTGCATCAATTAAACAGCGACTACAAACATTACAGTCAAAAAACACAAGCAAGGAGAAAATCGATTACTCAAAAGTTTACTGGAAACCAAAAGAAGAAGGTAAATACCAAATCCGTTTTGTACCTTCCAAACTAAACCCACAAAATCCTTTCCAAGAGATTTTTGTTCATTATGGGTTTGGTAAATTCCCTATTTTCGCCCTAACAAATTGGGGTGAAAAAGACCCCATTGTTGAATTCACTTCTCAATTACGAAAAACCAATGAAAAAGAAAATTGGTCATTGGCTAAAAAATTAGACCCTAAAATGAGGGTTTATGCCCCTGTCATTGTGCGTGGTGAAGAAGAAAAAGGTGTTAGACTTTGGGAGTTTGGTAAAGAAATTTACATGCAACTTTTAGGTATTGCCGAAGATGAAGATTATGGAGATTACACTGACATTTCCGAAGGTAGAGATTTTACAGTTGAAGCTGTTAAAGGAGATATTGGTGGACGTCAAGGACTAAAAACCTCAATTAGAGTAAAACCAAAACAAACCCCTCTTAGTTCGGATTCTGAACAAATTAAAAAATGGCTAGAAGAACAACCCAATGTGTTGGAGGTTCAAAAGAAAATGGATTTTGATTCATTGAAAACCATTCTACAAAATTTCCTAACTCCTGAGGATCCAGAAGATGAAGGTGAAGAAGATACTACAGAAGCTATTCCTGAACCAAGTTATACTTCTAAAGTATTTGGAACACCTACAAAAACAACTAAAGCAGATAAGTTTGATGCTTTGTTTGAAGAAGATGATGATTCT